TTTAACTACTTTATTTTCCTCTTTATTCATAGTATCTTCTTTAACTACTTTATTTTCCTCTTTATTCATAGTATCTTCTTTAACTACTTTATTTTCCTCTTCATCTTCTATTATAACATTTTCTTCACGTATTTCTTCTTTCATTTCATCAACATATTCTTCTTGTGTTTCATGTAAGTAGGATTTTACTATAGTTTCTAAAGGCATACTATTTCGTATAACATTCAATATAGATTTGGAAACAATACTAGATAATTCATTAATATTCTTTTGTCTTTGTAATGAGGGTACCTTTTCAAATAAGAATACATTTTTATATATATTTCTAGCTAAATCAATATAAATACCATGAATAAAACTATTCAAATCTGGAATATCAATTTCAATCTTTTTTTGCTTTGAACCAACACGAATATGTGTTAATATTTTAAGTTGTGCTACATGAACACATGTAATTAAATCTTCTAAATAGGAACATTGACTTAACTTTAATATTCGTTGTGTTTCATTTTTAATAATTTCTTGATTCCATTTTGGAACACGAGAGAGAAAGTTTTGAAAGGTCATTAGATATTTATCATGCTCATCATTTTCTTCACATAATTTACACGCATCATTATAGATTGAATATATCCCTTGTATAATAAGTGGTGTTAATTTATTAATTAATAAAGCCGTATATTCATTTCTAGTCTCAGTAAGAGAGGAAATACTAAAATCATCCATTCTTTACATTATACCTATATTTTCTAAATTTATAACATTACGCATTGAATAAAAAACTAATATATTAAACATAAGTATTTTTTCATTATGTATATCTTTACGTATTTTATCAAAATAGATTAATAATTGATATTTTTTAGAATTATCATTTAAATTCTCTTCTAAATAGTGAATAATGTCATATCCTGTAACACCATTTTCATAAAGTGTGTTTACATCCTTGAAAATATGGTTAGAACATGGAGTATTCTTGTATTTATTGTAAATAATATCAATATTTTTATCTATATTTTTCTTTATAGTTCTAGGCATCAATTGAATATTATAATAATTTATATTTTGCGGAATACCATTAATTATTGGATATGGAACATAGATGCTACAGAACCTAGAAACAATGGGTTTTAACAATTTGATTTTATTTTCTACTAACATAAAAAATCTAGTTGTATGAGAGAATAATTCGATACATCTACGTAATGCAGATTGAGCATCGATAGTTAACTTATCACTATCATATAATACAATGCTTTTGAAGGGTATATATAGATTATTTTCTATATTTGTTTTTGCAAAGAATTTTAATTCATCACGTATAAACTTAATACCTTTTCCTTCTGCACAATTTACAAATAAAACATAATTTTTAATCACTTTATCGTCCTTATATAAAGAATTCAATAAATATTTCATTATAAACACTTTGCCTGAACCTTTTTTTCCGTGAAAAATTATATTTGGCATTTCTTTATCTTTACTATATTTTTCCATCTTTTTTAATATTTCATTGTGATGTCTTTTTTCTATAAATTGATTATAATCCATTTTAGTTATTATAAATAATAAATGTTTATATAATTTATTATTCATCATATATTAAGCTATACTATCCAAAGGTTGAGTATATGGATTTTTCTTAAATGCATTTAGTATTTCAGGTGCATTTCTCTCCATAACAATATCTTGACCTGCTCGTGGTTTTACTTCTTGTCTTCCATGAGTTTCTACAGATGAAGGCATCTTTGAAATATACTGAGGAACAAACATACGATGATTGTGTCTATCTTGTTCTAGTTTATCTATCTTGATATTGTGATATGGATTGAATACTTTCACACTATCACCCATTGGTTTACGACCTTTTGATATCACTGATTTGTCTATCAAGTGAGCATTGTATGCCATATCATATAATCGTGCATTACTGGTGGTACTAGTATTTCCTGCATTCCCTATATATTTTGAACTTGTTGTATCTCGATTTTGAGGCACTGCTTGTTTTTCATTTACGATATAACCATACCCATTTGCGTACTCACTCTGATTTGGATTAGAAACATAATGACAAGATGTTGTATCACGATTTTGTGGAACAGGTTGTTTTTCATTTACAATATATCCATATCCACCTGCTTCTTGTTGATTATTCACGAAATTATGTTCCAATTTATTTTCAGTCATTTCACGTATTGTAGTCTTGGCTCTATCTGCTGGATTGTATACATATGTCTTGGAATATTTACTATTTCCTACATTCCCTTGGGGTCGGACATTTCCTATTACATTCTGTTTTCTAGTAGGACGTAATATATCTAAAAGAGGTGCTACAAGTGCTTTTGCGTATGTTGAAACAATACCTATATTTGGTGATTGATTTGAATCCAATGTTCTATTGTTTGGTAAAACACTTGACTTGTACGATTGAACACCATAATCACCAGTAGTTGAATTGTATCTCTCTGCCGCATGTGCATTACGAATATTTTGTTTTCCACACGGATCTAGTTGTCTTCGGTGTGTATTACGATATTCACCTTTAACATATGAAGCTTCCCCTGTGCTTTGCTCTCCGTTACCGAAATATTCACGTGTTGTTGTTTCTCTATTTTCAGTTGGAACGATTTGTTCACTACGATATGTTTGTGCCTTGTGTTCTCCTGTAGTTGTAAAGTATCTTTCAGGTGAATTAATATAATAAGTGTCTGGTCGGTTCTTTTCAACATTTCCTAACACTCCACGATTTGTGACTTTATCTTTTCCTCCCAATATAACACCACCATATGTAATCTTCGGATTATTTTTAACTCTTAATTCATCTACACTTTTAGGCATCCAACGATGACGTGATTCCATTCCTGAATTAAATCCACCACTTCCTAGAACTCCCTCTTTCTGATTTAAACCTGGACCAACTCTTATTTCTTGAAATGGTTTTACATTATGAAGACCTGTAGAAGGGTTCATACGTGATTGAATAAAAGAAGATGCATTTGGTGTTCCGTGCGCCCATTCTAAGTTTTTTTGAGGTTTAAAGAATGGTGCTGTTTCTTGTTTCTTTATAAAGATAGAACCTGAACCATTTGTATGATCCAAATAACTCTCTCTAGTATGATCTATCGTATTTTGTGTTACACGAGAACCAAAGAAAGGAACCATATTATTATGCCTAAAGTTTTCTTTCTCTATTTTTTGACCTGTTAATGAATACTGATGTTCAGGATTTTTCTCTTCATATTGTAGTTCACTACGTCCTTCTAATTTTTCATTTGCGAGAACACCTTTTTTATAATCAATCTTTTGGAGGTACTTTGTTGTTGCTTCTTGATTTGAATGATAATATTCTGGTAAATTCTTTAATTCGGAACGTCCGTTTACTGGAAAGTTTCGAGAAGGAACATTCGCATTTGTTAACATGGAAGAACGTTCTTTGATAGAAGTAGGACCTCCATCTACAAAATTCTCTTTTACTTTTTTATTATCTTGATTAGATACAATATATAATCCACCCAATATAGCCATTGGTATTACAATTTCAGCCATTATATATACTATACTATATTAAATATATTATATATAAATTCAAATATATTTAATTCTTTATACAAGGTTTCTTCGGGATAAAATTATTTTTTTCTATAATTCGTGTGCTTAAATTAGAATGAAACGGAAAACATACATTTTCTTGTGGATTTAATAGAGGATATTCCCAACGGGTCTGCTCTAAATCTACATACATCCAAGCAGGATGTGTACTTCTCGTTTCACTAGTAAATTGTTTTTTATATCTTTTATATCTAGGTGTTTTCATTGTTACTCTCTCACTAAAAGGATAATTAGAATTTCTGCAAAAAGAGTTTAATTTTCGTTTACGTCCATTTAATTCATCTTCTATATCTATTACATTTTGCTCACTATATCTACTATCAGGAATAGAGAGATTATTACCCCATTTTTGCATTCTAATATGAGGATCATTAATAAAAACAGGTGTCATTCCATTACCTGGCACATCTATCATCCATCTTCCTGGTCCTGTAGATTCCTGCAACAATTTATTTGTTCTACAATCATCATAATTAAAACGTGTAAAAGCCATTTATATTATCCGTATATATTTTTTTTATGGAATAAATGGGCGTTGATTTTTTTCAACCATAAATGGTTGTGGAAGTATCTCATTTGATGTTGGTTTATCAAAGAACTTTAAACTCCTCAAACTCTTGTTTTCAGGTTTTATATGATACTTGTAATATGTCTCGTATTTTACAAGTTTTGTAGCTCCCACTCCTTTTAAATAACTTTCTACATCAACTGCATTTTGACCATATACTTGGTTTGGTATATGCCCTTGATTTACACCAAAATCTGGAAAACGAGTATCGTGTGCTTGTGTTCGATATGGGTTTGTTCTATTCGAAGAAATTTGTTGGTTCTGCAACATTTCTAAATTAAAATTTCCAATCATATTTTTGTTTCTTGTAGATGCCATTATATCATAACTATATATTTAGTTTTACAATTAATTTATGCAATTTTTCTAAATTTTCATAATTGACATCTCCTGAATACTTTCTTATAAAATCTAGATTTTTTATGTTTTCTAATGTATATACTTCAATCTTTTGGTCGTCTATTTCATATAATAATTTTATAATTTCGTGAAATATATCTAATGTCAAATAGGAATAAAATAATGTAAGTCCTGTCATACAATCTTCTTGAAATAACTCTTCTGATTTCTTTTTTAAAAGTTCATTCATAAATACATATTTCTTTAATTTATTCTCATATAAAATATATAATCTCTCTGTAATAGTCTCAAAGGTATCTCCAAAATCATCCTCATCATTCGATATATTACTTTCTAAATAAAATAATTTAAGTAAGTCGTATTGATACTCTACTAATGACATATTATCATCTTCTGTATTTCTATAACAACACGTATAATTTATATTATAATTCATAATATAAAATACTAATTATATCTTTATATTTATTCATCTTTTATATTTATAGTCTTGTTGTCTAATAAGTTCTCTTGTTGGTAATCCACCACGTATCCATCCTTCAGCAGCAACACCTTCAATTAAGTTTACAGGATTTGATATAGTACTCTCCAAGGATGGTATCATGGGTGTGAAACGATGGTTAATATGGCTCATTTCAGTAGTAGTACCACAACTTTTTTTATCTTTGAATAGATGATTTTGTTGAAGTCTAGACTCTTCAACAACACGAATAGGACCCTTTCCTAGATAGGGAACAGTTACAAATGGACGAGTATATAAACTAATACGACATCTTGGATTTGTTTGTGTTGTTCCAATCTTCATTTTAGAGTCTAAATTTATATTTGAACCACACGGATCACTTGTTTTGTATCCACCATTTATAAATACATAAGGCTGTTTTGTTGCAAAATCAACAACATTATTTGAATTACAATTATGTAAATAATAATTTTGTAAGCTATATGAACCAAAATTAGTGTTTTGTTTAGTTCTCTCTGAAACATAACATCTGTCATCTCCTAATCTAGTCGTACTATCAAATGTATAATTATACATACTCATTTTATTCTATAATTATAGATTATATTTTTTTTTTATTTTTTATCTTAAAATATGACGATAATTATTCGAATCACAATTTGCTTCATCTCCTTCTTTGCAAGATTTCATTGAACCATAACAAAACTGAACAAAGGCATCTTGATTATTCGGAATCGTTGTTGCTGGATTTGTATAAAAATCACGCATTCCTTGATTGAACAATATATCGTCACCTAAATCTTTGAAAATTTTATCATCTAAACTTTCTAATGTTTTTTTATTTACTTCTTTTCTAATTTTATTATTATGAACTGGAGCTGCTGCTTTTCGTTTTGGTATATATTGAATCTCTGGAAGTAATACATTCATTAATGGATTATTTTTTCTAGGCGTATATAGTTCATCTTTTACTTCTTCCTTATTATTTACATTAATATCATCTAATAATCCAAAAGTCTCTTTTTTGACATTCTCTTTTATAGACTTTTTTGAATATCGATAATATATTACTATAGCTACAAGTGAAATAAATCCTAAAATAATTATCTTTGTATCTCTAGATATGAAAAATCCTAAAATACTCAATACTATAATAAGACGTGTCATCGCATTTAATTTCTCTATCACATTATATTCATGTTTTGGATATATTCTTCCTATATATTCAGCATTCATTAAAATATATGGATTTGAAAACCAAAAATCTTCATTGCTCATTCTATTATATAATTATATTACTTTTTATTTTTTTTATTTTTATTCCTCTTTTTGTTTTTATTTTTATTACCATTCCCTTTTTTAACACCCTCATTATGACTAGAAACTATTCTCTTTGAACGCTCGGGTTTATCACCTTTTGAATACATTACACGTTCACCCTCCATATTTGGTTTAAAAGGTTCAACTACTCTATTGTTTAATTTATTTCTCATTCTCTCTATTTGAGTGTTTTTATTCATCCTCATATTCATTTGAGACATCATTGCATTCATGTCTATCTTTGAAGTATCCATACCTTTAAAATTTCCCATTTTTTTCATAATGTCTTGAATATTATTCATCATTGGCATCGAATTCATTTTACCCATCATTTGTGTGGCCTCTTCCATCAATTCTTTTTCATCCAGTTCTCCACTCTTTATTTTATCTTGTAGTTTATTACTTACTGTATTAAATATTTTCATTAATTTTCCTGGATTTTTAAACATAGACTTCATAATACCATCAATCGAACTCTCTTTTTCCAAGTCTATATTCAAATCTTTCATTGCTTCATCTCCGATTTCTTTCGCTAATAAACCTATTTTACCATTCAAAATACCATTAATATGTTCGTGTATATCTTCAGCATTTGGTATATTCGAAGAGACATCAGGCATTGTCGTGTTCATTGATACATCTTCTGTCTTCTCAAATATATCTTTCATATCTTTTAATGTGTCTGCCAACTTTGTTTTTAATGTCTCCTCATCTATTGCTTCAAACATTTTAGCCGTTTCACCAAAATCCATTTTATCTTTCATGACAAATACTACCGCAAAAGTAATAAGTTGTAAATACTTCCATAAAACACTTCTTGTACTATCCGTAATGTTTTGCTTCCATAACTCTTTAAAATCTATTCCAGGAATAAACTCACTATTATATTCTTCCTTTTTAAAAATATCTTCATTTTGATAGATAATATCAAAAAATCTCTCTGGATATACTTTATTACAATAAGATAATAATTCTCTCACCATATCTAACTCCTCCTCTGTAAACTCTCTACTTTCCATCGTATTTAAATCAATCGTTAGAACAAAACTAACATTTTTATCCAGTTTATCTTTATACTCAGGAAAAGTATTTAACAAATCAGGTATAAAATCTTGAATAACTTTTATAAAATCTTTACATTCTGAAATATCAAGTTGCTTTTTATTTGACATAATATAAATCAATATATATATATTTATTTATATTGTAATTACCAAAACTATTTTTATTTATATAATTGACTTAGTTTTGTTAGATTTTGAACATATTTCATAGCTTTCTTTTGATTACTTTCATCCATCTCTGATACATCTTTTCTTAGATTTTCAATAATCGTGATCACCTCGTTAGTATCATACCCTACATTCTTTATATCATTCTTATAATCTTTATTTAAAAAAAAAGAAACATCTCCTTTCTCAATCTGAACATGATAAGGTACTGCTATGTTACTCTTCCATAACATGACAATCGCTCTTGGATTTGTTTTACGAAGCATCTCTAGAGCTGTTATACTCTTCTTTATATCACGATTATTTGGAAAAATAGATGAGATGTCTTCCAAAAATTCAATAAAATGATTGTTAAATGCCTTAAGAACTGACATAATGTGTATATACTAAATTACACTATCTATTTAAATTATTATATCTAAATATTATTTATTTCTCATATTTCTTAATTCTTCTAAAGATAAATTCCCTATTTTATCAGGTGAATATGTATCTACTGGTGTTTCAATGTTATCCACATAGTCTATTGTTGCATAATTATGTATCTGTCTTAAACCCCCATTCCCATCCGTAGAAGATAATTCACTTGGTGTTTGATCTAGATAACTATATTTATCGCTGTGTATATTTCCAAACTCTTGTATTGAAAAAGAAAGAGGTTCACCATTATGAGATGTTGCATTGTTATTTTCTTTTTTTAAATGTGGAAACAAAAAATCATTTATAGACTGACCCTCTAAAACAATACCTCCTTTGTTAATTAATAATATAGATGGTACTTTATTAATATTTGGTGGTAAATATATATTCTTACCATCTTCTAAAAGTATATGGATTATATTCCCTTTCTTTATCCGTTTATCAATGCATATAAAATGTAAATCTTCTTTTATTTTACTTCGAGATAATAACTTTAATAAACTTTTTGAATGCTCACAATAATTACTATAATATAGTATATTTTTCATTTATAAAATAATAAGTTTATTTAGTTTTAATTTAAACTTATAAAATTGAATTAAATTAAAAATAAAAATATATTATATACATAACTATGGCAACTACAGAAATGAATATTGATAGGCATATTAATGATGTAAATAGAAATATTACAGAATACTATTTTGATAATATTCACGTTAGTATAATAAATTCGTTACGTAGAGTTATATTATCCGATATACCCATTTATGGATTTAAAGGATTTCCACATCATGAAAGTAATATTAATATTATTAAAAATAATACTAGATTAAATAATGAAATAATAAAACATAGAATATCTTGTATACCCGTACATATTAAAGATAAAGAAATACCTATTGAAGATTATATTGTTGAATTAAATGTAAAAAATGATACCGATGAAAATATATATGTTACAACAAACGATTTTAAAATTAAACACATCAAAACTGATAAATATTTATCAAAAGAAGAAACAAATAAAATATTTCCTCCAAATAGTATTACTGGTGATTATATAATTATAGCTAGATTACGTGGAAAATTAAGTTTAGAAATACCCAGCGAAGAGTTAAAAATAGAAGCAAAACTAACACAACACACTGCTAAAGAAGATAGTGTATACAATGTCGCTTCAACTTGTTCTTACTCATTTCGTGTAGATGAAGAAAGGCAATCTATAGAATGGAAAAAACAACAGCAAAAATTAGAAAAACAAGAATTAAGTGATCCTGAAATTAAGAGTGAAAAACAAAATTGGTATTTAGGTGAAGGAAGAAGGATAATTAAAGATAAGCATTTCAAGTTTATCCTTGAAAGTATTGGAATTATTGAAAATGATGCTTTACTATATCGAGCATGTTCTATTCTATTAGATAAGTTTAATCATATAAAAGAACTCATTTCTAAAAATGAACTCGATATTTCACGTTCAAAAACAAATTATGTTTCACTTGATACAAAACCTACCTTTGATATTCTCCTTAAAAATATTGATTATACTATTGGTAAACCATTAGAATATTCATTGTATTCTTTGTTCTATGAAAAAGAAAATAGTCTTCTTTATATAAGTTTTAATAAAGAACACCCTCATGATGAAGACTCTATTCTTCGTATAACTTTACATAATACAAATGCAACTCAAGAAAGTGTATTGCCTTATATAGATACAGCATGTGATAATCTAATTCATATATATAAACAAATACAAACAAATATTCAAAATCTTTCTACCTAGATTAAACATAATACAAAATAATTTAATATTTATTTATTAAATTATTAAACAATATTTTTAATGTGCTTTGTAATTCAAACAATACATTAAACGAGGTGGCTCTAAATTATTTACATACTGAACTACATCTCTAAATGTAATCGATTTTTTAATTTCAATATTTTTCATCTTCTCTTTAATGTAAAGTTCATGAAGTCCTACCATATGATTTCTATATTCATACGGAAACTCTTGAATGGGATTTGCATGTTTAATAAAACACTCTACATAATATCTATACAAGTTTGATGTATATGTATGCACCAACTCTCGATATCTTGAAAAATATGTTTTATATTCTGGATAATACTTTAGAAACTCTTTTACTTTACCTGTATGACGTAACACTAAATATTGATACTCAAGTTTAGGTTGATTTCCTCGTAATTGTCTAACATATTCATATGCTGGATTACGATATTTTGCACGATTACCATCTCTATCTTTAACAATAATACCCATTATATCATATCTTGTATTATGTGAATCATGATATAAATTCTTGTATGATTTTACTAACTCTAAATCACCCGAACCATACAAAAATGGGGTTCTTAATTTAAACATACTTTGTGGTAATAAACTCTGAATACGTTGTGCCTCTGTATATATACTTATACTATACACTTTCACTTCTACATCATTCGTAATCTCATACACACCACATAAATATAATGTAGGAGTATATATTCTCTTAACTATTCTATTCTTAGGATGCTGTACCAAAAATGAATAACTATAATTCTTATTTAAATGGTGATATTCTAAACCAATCAACTTTTTACAATCATAAAACATGGTTTTAAAGGATGTGTCGTTTTCATAAAAAGAACCTTCTGCACCTATTATACTTCTTGTAGATAGTCTCCATTCGCCATTTACATAATATACATTTATCATTGTTCCTTCCACAAACTCTTCAATACAAAATACATCCCCCCTTAATTTCTCAAATGGAACACTCTTTTGTGGTGAATAAGAAACTAGTTTATTATCATAAATAACACAAGAACGAAATAATCCACAAAAATCATCGTGTCTTTCTTTTCTATCATATTTTATAATGTAATGTTTCGATGGTTCATCACTACCCATTGTAGATTTTATTAAATTTAAATTTTTTAAATAACCATCCTCATCTATACGATTATAATCAATAAGACTATTGAAATTATTAATAATACAAATACGAGACATTGTATAATGTTATATTACAATCTTAGTTTCTCTTTATATTTATTTTATATAAATAAAAATGTATAGAAAAATATATTGTTTCATTATATAATACTAGTGATGACAACGAAGAAAAGTATCATTTTAGAATATGGAGATATTATACAATTAAAAAGTGATACAGACGAAAGTATTCACGATAAAATATATTTAATAGAGTATATCGACGAAACAATCATAGAACTTCTTAGTAATGATGAAGATAGATTAACTTTAGAAATAGAAGAAGGTATGATATGTGAAGATTCAATCACCACAATTATTATTCTAAGCAAAAGTAAGGAGAAAGGTTATGCTAGACAAAATAATCTATTACCTAAAAAATGGGTTCAAATACATTTCGGTGGAGATGTCCCTACTATTCTAGTTGGTCAAATAATAAATCTAGAAGAAGACCAAATTGAAATTAAAGTATTTCCTAGTGATGATATAATTTATATTGATTTTGGATATAAGGGTATTCCTAAAGATATTCCAATTGAAAAAATACAACTGAGAGAAAAACCCTTAACAGAAGAAATAGAAACAGAAACACAAGAACAACCTATACCATCAGAAAAAATAGATATAGAAACCGATGATGTAGATGTCATTGATGATGAAGAAGAAATACCTCTTAGAGCAAAAATACAAGGAATATTAGAACAATCTACCGATTTCTTTATATCAGATGATGCTGAAGAAATACAACAAGAAGTTCGAGTATCTGACGATGAAAAAAGATTTTCCATTGATGAACAAGTCAATGATCTTTTAGATGAAATGCTTACTAAAATACCAACTCAAGAAAGAAACACAAAAACTATGAACAAATTACATCGTATTATAGAGAGATTTTCTAGACTTAGACAAGACTTTTCTATCAGAGATAAAAATAATGTTGACCTACATATCTTAAAGAGAGGAAAAAACTATAAACCTCTTCTTAAAAATATATATAATCTTGAAAATATTCCATCTTGGATAGTGCCTATTGTTAAAAACAAGAAAAAAATATATTTACAAGATAAAGAAGAACAACATGATTACTTTGAAGATATTCAATCTCAAAAACTATCTAATATCAGAACAAACGAAACACAACTTATTAACTCCTATTACAGAAATGAAAATCCATCTGGTATCAACAAATATGATTACTTACATAAAAACTTAAATACGTATTTCATTCCACATACATTACCTCACGAAACAAATGATATTATTATTTTGAAAAAAACAAAAGATAATATTGAAACAATGGCTAATAATACAGATGGATATCTACGTGAAATCTTTTCATCTGTTATCAAAAATAATCAACTTACAAAACAACGTTTTGTTATAAATAAATATAACCTAGGAACATCTAGACTTCAACATTTACAATCAGGAAGACAAGGATTTCAACTCTCTTTACAATTTAGTGGAAACAACACTAGAAAACAAATCACAGAAAACGAAGAAGTCCCGATTGAATCACTCTTATTTCTTGATAAACCCTTTATAGAGTACTCACAATCAAAATTGCCACGAACTAAAATTATTCATAGAACACAACTCAATCTATATCCACTACTTAAATCTTATAGTCTTTCTCATAAAACATCTCTTAACAATATCTTAATAGAAAAGTATAAGAATGAAGAAAGTGATCTCACTGACTTGTTCCATTCAAAAACTCATATTAAATTAGCTCCTGGATTATTAGAAGATACTTCCTATGTAAAAAAATATGGTAAAGACAAGTTTTATCACTTCCTTGAAACAATATTACCCACAAATAAAACAATTATTGATAAGTTTATAAAGACAATATCTGAAAATGGTAAACATTTATCTATGCACGACATTCTAAAAGATTTAGAGCCATTCCATATTGATATTGACAATATTCATATACACGATTATAAAACAATTGTTTCTCTCATAGAAAGAAATATAAAAAATAATAAAACATCTCTTATAAATAAATTACAGGACATAGAACGTTTGTTGAAAATAAAACTAAGAAATGAATATACAAACTCTTATATTTACAATCTTGTGAAAAATATAGAAGATATTAAACTATATCAAGAAAGAGAAAACGCCTTTCACGGAGAACATATCCAATCGTGGATGTTAAATGATTATGGTTGTTATATCTATTCTATTTTAGTAGGAGACAATGTTTCACTCTATAATAATGAAAATATCGATAATGAACTTCTAGAACAATTAGAAAGAATAGAAAATGAAATGAATAATAGAGAGAATAAATGTATTAATTATGTCTTGTCTAAAAAATATAACTCTCTTGATGAATTAGAAAATGATAATAATGTAAATATATATTATGATGAAAAATATGATATTACGGATTATGAGTATCTAAAACAATTTGAAGAACAATATAATGAAATCGAATATGAAGAGTTTAAGGATTTAGTAATTGAAAATATCATGTATGATAAAAATATGAATTATGAAACAGCTGAAATAGAGTATACGAATATGATGAATGGACAACGAAAAGTAGAAGAAGGGGTATATGCTATTTTAGTCAATAATCAAGATGAGGAAAGTGATGTTCCATCCGTGTATTATTATAAACGTAACAATAATGTATGGGTTCTTGATAGCTCGATTGATAACAAGAATTATGACTCAAGTAAAATGTTCTGTAATGTTAAGAAAAAATGTATTCAAATGAAAACACTAGAAGATTGTAATGAAATTGACATTGAAAAGAAAAATCTAGAATATGCTAAATTATCTAGTAGTATAAAGGACTTATCTGATGACTTTATCAAAAAACAACGTGAGTATATAGAGAATACACAAGAGAGAATAAATAGATTAAAATCTATATTACTTCAAAGTATTAAATTAAGAAACACACTCTATATGTCATCCAATAAGTATTTATATCATTTGGGAACTCTGTTAGATGATTTAGATATTGTTGTTTCACCTTATGAAAAATTAAGAGACTTGATACTTTCTCAACCTGATTTTGTTACAAAAATGACAAATATACGTAAATTTATTGAATTAAATTATGTTAGAAATGCAAATACAGAAAATGAAGAAAGTCCTTTTTGGTTGTATTGTACAGAGACAAACATAAAATTATTGCCATCCTTTTTGAAAGACCTTGCTGAAGCATTTTTAATTCATGATAATTACACCCAAGAACTGAATCGTATATGTGCTGAAAGAGGTGAAATAAGTGATGATGGTGATAAATGGGTTGATAAATATAGTGGTTATACGATACGTCTCATTGATTTTGATACAGAAGAAGGATTTGATACACAAGGTTTTAGAATACAAACACGAGAAGTTATGAGAGAAGATGAAGACATCCTTGTTGGTGAAGTTACTAATGAGGATAAATTAATAAACTCTCCTGATGGTATCATTGTAAGAAAAATTATTATTTCACTATCACAACACATCGGTGTAAACTTATCAAATCAATTAGATTTTATTATAAAAAATACATTGGTGTATGCGTATCGTTCTATTGGCAATAAAGATGTATATGATAGACGTAAACAAAAATTAGAAGAAAAAACAGGAAAAACAATGATTAATTATGAGGATAAAAAGGGAGAATTAATAATGTTGTTTGTTTCTTTCTTCTTTTTACTTTCTATTCAAACTCATATTCCTTCCATAAAGACGAAGAAAACATTTCCAGGTTGTGTTCGTTCTTTTGATGGTTTTCCTATGGATAGTGAAAATGAAAAAGGTATTGATTATATTATTTGTGTAGTTAAAAAACTAGTATCCAATGAATATCCTTGGAATACAATTAAACGTTTTAAAGAGGATATTATAAAGAAAAACATTACTACATTATATAATAAACTTCTTGTTAAAGATAGTGTAATACAAACTCTTATACAAGATAAAATACAATATCTTAAAGAGAAAGACGATAGTGAAAGCGAAGAAATCACTGATGTTACCCAATGGAATAACTTTATGCCTCCATTACAAGAATTTAGTGTTAGCAAGATAATTACAATAGGAGATAATTTTGAAAACCGATTAAGAAAAAATATTGTTGATGGAAGTAAAAAACAAGATGGAAAAATAAACACATTAAAATCTAAAATAAATATGTTATCACTCTCTATACTAAAACATATTAGAAATATTGTGAAAGATGAAAAACTTATTCTTCATAGTAGTGGTCAATTTTATAAAGAGAACTCTTGTTGTGAGATTGACATTGACGATAGAAAATATAGTAATGTATTAAAATATTTTGTAAAAAAGAACAAAGATATTTCTAGAAATATGAAATTAATTCATTCTCTTTATAATCTATATTCTGATTTTTCGGCATTAAATATTCCTTATACATTTATTAATACAGATAATACAAGACAACATAGTGAAGAAACAAGAATAACACAACACGATGAACAAACGATATATCTTGCTTTTATAAAATATTGTAAATATAATAAAAATATTCCAGTGGATAGTAGATTATTAGAAGTATGTGTACGTAATACAAGTTCTTTTTCTCTCTTAGATAGTGTTGAAGAAAAGATTGCAATTATGAAAGATGAGGGTATGGAGTATACACCTGAGATGTTTTATTCTATGTTGAATATTATTAATAAAAATAATATAATAGAAAATAAATATTACTCATTGAGAGAAATATCACTTTTATATTCTTTACAAAAATATTTGGATGAACTAGATTTTCAAGACAATTCATTATATATGCCTATACAGAAATACCTAAATAAAATAATGGGAACCTTCCGTTATGCAAATGAAGATGTTGAAGAAGAAATAGATAGAACAAGTGATATTATGCAACAAGATATTAAAAAAGTGGATAAAAATATGAATAAAATGAGAAATTATATCCTTAAAAATATAGAGAGAGATCGAAGTAAATTAAAAGATTATATATCGCAATATAGTAATGCTAAAAAAAATATCAAAAATAAAATCAATTCATACTTAGATACGTTTATTGAGTTTGAAAGTATAGATACTACAGAATATAGAAATAATAATGATAATACAATAATAAAAGCTAGAAACTTTATTCAAAACATGGTTCATCAGATTACATATGACTATCCTAATATTATACTAAATAATATTAGATATGATGATAGTATTGATATTCCTTCTCATTGGAACCTTTCTCAGTTTCATAATCAAGATATTAAAAACTTTATTCAAAAATCATATTCTTATTTAGAGCCATTTATAGATGAAGAAATATTAAAACCAATATTACGAAATATAAGAAAAAGAGTAGATGTTGTGATTAATATTACAAAAATGATACCTCATATGAATTTGTTACAAAAAGGTGATAAGATGGTAACTCCCGTATTTAATCATACATTTATTAAAGAAATATATGAATTTTTATATTTAAGAATATTTGTGGAATATATTGATATTATTGAGCAATATAGTGATTTATCTAGAATGGAAAAAGAATTAGAAAGTGTTGTTGTATCGAGAGAAGAGAGAGATGAAGAAGAGGAAGAAGATGATGAAATTATAGATAATAATTTATTACAAGCAGATAAGTTGAAATTAAAAAGACGTGTTGGTGATTTATTAACTGCTTATTTGAGAATGAGTATAGATCAGAAGAAACGTATAAATATGAATAAACAAACAATAACTGAATTAACACTTCGTAGTAGAGAGAAAGAAAAGGACATTAAGACAACAAAATTGAAAGAGTTGACACCTGAAGAGAGAAATGTAGATAATGTGTTAAAGGCGGCAAAGATGGGACGATGGAATATTGGACTTCAAAAAGGATTGACACAATACGTTCAAGAAACGTATGATATGGAGAGAAGTAGTGATGAGTATCGTGAAATTGTAAATCTAGAACTTCAATTTATGGGAGAAAATGTTGTTCCTCAAAATGAAAATATCATAAGAGATGAATTAATGGAACAACAAATGAGTGAACACCTTATTGATATGGAAGCAAATGATATGTCTCATATTCCAGATGATGACGATTTTGGAGATATGGATGGAGATGAACATTTCTATTAGACTTTGTATAAAAATAATATATGATTTTTTTCACATATTATTAATCTATATATTATATATAATGCCTTTTTTACATATTCGAGACTTTACAAATAAATCTCTAAAAAACAATAACTTTCGTAAAAGTATATATCATAGTAAAAATATGGAACTTCTTTTAATGAATATTCCACCTGGTGAAGAGATTGGTATGGAAGTTCATAAAGATGAAGATCAATATGTACGTGTAGAAGAAGGGATGGGAACTGCTGTTTTACATAAAACAAATAGTAAAAAAAGTAAAATTAAAAAAGGTGATGTCATTATAATACCAAAAGGAAAATGGCATAATATTATAAATACAAGCACAAAACCTCTTCAATTAAGTGTTATTTATTCCCCAAGTGAAGAACATTCTCATTAATTCTTAACAAGAGATGTATTGAGTATTTGATTTACCATAACAAACGTTGCACATTTAGGCATTTGCTTAATCGTTTTAGCATTAATATAGGTACAACAACTACGAAGACCACCCATATAATCTTGGATTGTATCTTTTAATGAACCCTTATATTTGACACGAATATATCTTCCTTCGGATGAACGATAATTTTCCATTTTTCCATAATGTCTTTCCATCGCATGTTTAGAACTCATACCATAAAACATTTTATATTGATTTCCATTATCTGTAATCAAATCTCCAGGGTTTTCATCATGTCCTGAAAATACACCACCACACATAACAAAATCTGAACCTGCACAAAACGCTTTTGCCATATCACCTGGATTTGTAATACCTCCATCACTAATAATATATCCATTGACACCATGAGCTGCATCTGCACATTCTATGATAGTAGATAACTGAGGCATACCAACACCTGTTTTAATTCTAGTTAAGCAAGCACTTCCTGAACCAATTCCACATTTGACAACATCAACTTTACCATTTAATATGAGTTCTTCAACCATTTCTCTCGTGACTACATTTCCAGCAACAATAATTTTATCCGACCACATCTCTCTTATTTTATTTGAAAAAGAAACAATATCTTTTAAATATCCATTTGCAATATCGATACATATCCATTTACATTGGGTAAACTCTACAATTGGTATTAATTTTTCCAAGTCTTTGGGTTTTATCCCAGTAGAAACCATATAATAGTTTGAGTTCATACTTATTCGTTTATTGAACTCATTTTTGTAGTCGTCTAATGTATAAAACTTATGAAAAGCAGTAACTATTTTATATTTTGATAATACATCATAAACTTCAAAGGTTCCAGTTGTATCCATATTAGATGATATAATAGGAACACCTTTCCATTCAAGAGGAGAATGTGGGAAGCGAATTGTTCTCTCTAGAGAAACGTCATTTCTACTAGATAAAACACTACGTTTTGGACGAATAAGAACATTATCAAAATCTAACTTAATATCAGGTTCTATTTTCATTTGATATTTAGAAATAAATGTTTGTTTTTAAATATATAATTATAATATTTAAATATGTATTATTTTATATAGATGAATTTTTTATAT